TCAACACCATCTCGATTCTTAACGAGGCGGGATACATTGACGAGGATGACTGGGAAGACATCGACGCCGCTATTGAGCTGACGGGCATCGCCCTCCGACTCTGGTCAGAGGCGTTGATGAACCAAGAGCCAACCGAGGAGGCTGAGCAGAAGTTCTACGAGAGCTTCCGCTATCTCAAGGACATCCGTGACCCGGCCCTCGAGGACTCCCAAACACCCAAGGACAAACCTCAGACATGAGCGTAGACCCAAAGACCATCGTGACAGGTGCCCACGTAGCACTGTCCATCATCCGTGAATTACAGAAGGCTGTGAACTCAGCCCGTGACGCACGTAAGGAATTAGACCTAGCAACCGTGCAGGCCATTCTTGATAAGAACATCAAGGCTGAGTCTGCGTGGGAGAAGTCCAAGGCCTCTCGTAAGAAGAAGGCAGCGACGAAGAAAGCGGAGAGTGAGACTCCCGCAGAGCAGGTCGATGAAGACTAATACAACTCCAGGCTGAGGAAACTCGGTCTGGTGTTTTGTCTCCCTTGGGATCCTTCAAAGATCCGAGGCAGATCCTGATAGGCCCGGCCCCCTGCGGGGGATAACCGGACAACCTGTTGTTGACGCTAAGGAATCCAAGAGAAGTGAGACCGCGAAAGGGAGTGAAACTTTTAACTACTAAATGAGAGACTAAAATGGCAGACGCCACTCCCAACCTAATTGGTCAGAACCTTGGTACAGGTGCTGATGATGCCCTGTTCGAACAGCTCTTTATGAACGAGCTGCACGCAGCGTTCCTCGAAGCGAACGTCATGCGTGGCCGCACGACGGTTAAGTCCATCTCGCACGGTAAGTCCGCTACCTTTGACCGCACTTGGAAGACCGACGCTCAGTACCACACTGCGGGTACGGAACTACTCGGTACCAACAACGTCCAGCACACCCAGAAGACCATCCTGGTCGATGACCGTGTGTCCTCGGACATCTTCGTCAACGAGATTGACGAGCTGAAGAACCACTTCTCGGTACGCAGCGAGTACGCCCGTCAGATGGGTTTCGCTCTATCGAAGGTTCTCGACATCAACATCATCCGCACCATCGCCAAGGCAGCTCGTGCTACGCCTGACTTCGGTGCTGCTGACGTCACCACGCCTGCCGACCGTACCATCACCTCGGCTACCATCGGTACTGACGCTGACGTCCTGAAGGACGCCTTCTACACCATCGCTCAGAAGTTTGACGAAGGTAACGTCCCGAGCGACGAGCGTTGCGTGGTCCTCGGCCCTGCTCAGTACTACCTGCTGTTCCAGACCACGGACAACTTCCTGTTGAACCGTGACTGGGCTGGTGGCGGTTCGATCCAGAACGCCTCGGTCCCATCGTTCATGGGTCTCGACGTCGTTCGCTCCAACCACATGACTGCTGCTGCCCTCGGCAACAACTACGCAGGCGTCACTGGTGAGAACAACGACTACACCGCTGACTACTCCGACACCGTCGCTGTAGCCTTCCACAAGTCGGCTGTCGGCACGGTCCTCCTGAAAGACCTGGCTCTCAAGGTTGTTGACCAGCCTGAGAAGTACGGCACGTTGCTGCTCGGCAGCTACATCGCCGGTACCTCCGACCTCCGTCCTGAGTCGGCAATCGAGCTTACCTCTGCGTAAGCAACACAACTAAATAGGCTCCTGTGAGTCGGCCTCTCCGAAAGGGGAGGTCGGCTTTTAACGTAAACTCCTTTCATGAACCCCCAGCAGATCCTAACGGATTTGTTGGGGGTTTTTTTAGCAACTAACTGAGGACTGCAATGGCAGACGAAACCGTAGCTATCACAGCACGAACATCACTGGAGGCCATGAACTCCATCCTGGCCTTGGTGGGTAACTCGCCTGCCACGGACTACAACAGCACCACAGACCTCGACGTCATCTTGGTACGCCAGGTGATCGAAGAGACTTCTCTTGAGGTCCAAGAGGATAGCTGGCACTTTAACCGGGAACTCGAGATCGAGCTGACTCCCAACGGGTCTGATGAGGTGGTGCTCTCTGAGCAGTTCACTGACACAGGCTACACACCCACTGAAATTGCACGCATCGACTTCATAGCGAAGAAGAACTGCGGTAAGGACATCACTGTCCGTGGTGGTAAGGCCTACGACCGGAAGGACCACACCTACGAGTTTGGGTCCTCCATCTACGCTGACGTTGTCTGGTACCTCCCGTGGTCAGACCTCCCCAACGACATCCGGTACTACATCACAGTACGTGCAGCCCGTAAGTTTGCTGCCCGTCGTATCGGCTCTGACCTTATTGACCAGATGCTCCGAGAGCAAGAAGGCGTGGCCTACACCCGTGCCCGTGGTGCCGAGATGGACCGGGGCGACTACAACGCCCTCAAGGGTAACCCAGTACTCCGGAGAGGTAGCGTATGGCGTTAGTAACATACTCGATCCCGAACCTTATCAACGGGATCTCACAGCAAGCCCCAGCCCTCCGTCGTAGGACGCAGGCAGCGTTGATGGACAACGGCTGGGCCTCGGTGGTTGATGGTCTCCAGAAGAGACCTCCCATCGAGAACGTGGCGAAGGTGCTCACCAGCACTGACTACTCAGAGTCACACGTACACGCCATCAACCGGGACGTCAGCGAGCGGTACATCGCCGTGTTCGGTCCTACCGAGATCACTGTGTTCGGGGTCGATGGTACTGAGTACACGGTGGCTACACCTGATGGTGTTGGCTACCTGCCTACGTCTCCCTCCACTCAGATGCGATGCGTCACGTTCGATGACTACACGTTCGTAGTCAACACCGAGCAGGCCATGGCTATGTCTGGGGTCACCCCGACAGCCCCGGCTCCCCAGGGCTTCTTTGAGATCCGTGCAGCCAACTACGAGATGGACTACACGGTCACCATCACTGACGCTGACGGTGTGTACTCGGTGACCCTCACCACAGGTGGCGGTCCTCCGTACAACACCACGGACCAGATCGCTGAGGACTTGGCGACAGCAGACACCCTCGCCACAGTAGAGACAGACTTTGAGCCTTCAGCTCGTGTTGCTACGGTAAATGGCTCAGCTCCTACAACGGCAGCGGCTGACGATGACTTAGAAGACCTCCTCGATCTCGAGGCAGTGGACAGCTACACAATCACCCGCGACGGTAACACCGTACACATCATCAACAACGCTGGAAACGACTTCCAGATTGATGTGACTGACGGTAACGCTGACTCGGCTATCCTGGCCTCCAAGGACTCCGTGGAGTTCTTCACGGACCTCCCGACTCGTGCAGTGCATGACGTATCTATTGAGGTCTCCTCGACCCCCGAGGGCGGTGACGCCTACTGGGTGAAGTTCGAGAGACCTGACGCTGCCTCGGGTATCGGTGAGGGTCAGTGGATTGAGTCGGTTGACCCGACCATTGACAACAGCTTCGACGCCTCGACCATGCCGCACGTTCTAGTGCGACGGTTTGATGACGGGGTCGGCACGATCACCGGGACACCTAACGCCGCCTACTTCAGCTTTGAAGAGTGGACATGGTCTGACCGTCTGGTTGGTGACCTCAACAGCAACCCCAACCCGTCCCTCATCGGGGCCAAGGCTCGGGACATCTTCTTCTTCCGAGATCGCCTCGGGATCCTCACATCCTCAGACATCGTACTCTCCGAGTCTGGGTTCTATGAGAACTTCTTCCGCACCACTGTCACGGTGCTCGTGGACTCTGACGTCCTCGACCTAGCCATCAGTGACAACCAAGCTGCGGAGCTGTACTGGGCAGTACCTGACGAGCAGGACCTCATCCTGTTCTCCGACCAGACCCAGTACGTCCTAGAGAGCAATGGACCCCTGACACCAGGCTCTGCCTCTGTCCGTGCGACCACTCGCTACGAAGCGAACCGCAGGGCGAGGCCTCAGCTCGTCGGGGACCGTGTGATCTTCGGACAGCAGAACGGCAGCTACGTCGGTCTGCGTGAGTATCGACTGGACCCCAACACTCAGAAGCGAATGGCTGAAGAGATCACGGGCCACGTTGATCAGTACATCGACGGTAATCTAAAGGACATGACTGCCTCGGCACAGCAACGTGCTCTGGTAGTGGCTACCTCGGGTAGTCGATACGTGTACCTCTACCAGTGGTTTGACCAAGGCGAGCAACGCCTGCAAGCTGCGTGGTCTCGGTGGGACTTAGGACTCGGGGACTTCCTCCTCGGCCTGAGGTTCATTGACACCACCCTCTACTTCGTGTCCCAACGCTCTGACGGTGTGTACCTCGAGAAGATCGAGACAGACCCCGGACGTCAGGACGATGACTCGGGCATCGTGTTCCACCTCGACCGTCGCGTCGGGATCGGTGACGTTGTTCGTGTATACGACTCAGCGACTGACACCACTACCATCACTCTCCCCTATCCATGCGACGAGGGACCAGCGGTGGTTGTGCCCGGTCCTCCGGACTGCTTGGACTCCTGTGGAGACCCTGACTTCTCCGGTACCTACTACCACATCGAGCGGTGTACGGATGGCGTCGAGCCTCCCGTGTACGTCCAAGGCGACGAGTTTGCGGTGGACGATGTGTTCCTTCGGAACAGCATCTGCTACAAGGTGAACTCCACCACGGAGTCCAACCCGCCTCTGACCTCGGTGCTACGTGTGGCTGACGTCACCAGCAAGGATGACTGCCCGGCCTGTGTGGTATCCGAGGACCCAGACGTTGGTCCTCCACCTCTGCTTGCTACCTCGTACCTGAGGATGGCAAGGTGTGAGGATGACTCCATGGGTGAGTACAGCATCCCCGAGCAGATCATGGGCCTCCCGACTGGGGATGACCTGACGAAGATATACAAGCTCGATGGGGTGTGTTACTACGTGACCAACAACAGAGAGAGCACCCCGAGTGACCCTCTGTTCCCTGTGCATCAGGCTGACATCTTCAATGATTGCGAGAGCTGTGAAGGTTGCACCGGAAACGGTGACCCATGCGTGGACTGCGACTGGGGTACTCACGGAGTAGACCCTGAGGATGCGGTTACGACTGGCGTAACAAACG